GTGCCGCTCTGGCTCGCGCCGTTCACCAGGGGCGTGCCTCCTCCCACGCCGTTCTGGGTGGCGTAGAACTGATGCACGATGTCGAAGACCGTGCCCCCCTGCCACAGCGCCATCACCTGAGACCACCAGCCGCGCACCACCGGATCCGTCATCTTGATTGGGCCGAAGACCTCATCCCACACATGCCCGATCTGGCCGAAGGACCGGAGCTGCAGCTTGCCGGACTGGGTGACGCTCAGGAGTGGGCTGCCGTACCGGAACGGCGTGCTCAGCTTCGGCATGACGGTGCGAGGAAAGGCGGCCATGGCTCAGCCTCCCCGGAACAGGGCAGCGCGGTAGCTGGAGGACTGCCGCGTGGACTGCAGCACGATCCCGGCGATGGTGCTGCCGTGGCGCTTCAGGAGGCTCTGCACACTCGGGCCATCCATGGCCTGGATGTGGAAGTGGACCTCCTGATGAACGTAGGGACCGGCTGCGGCCATCACACTGTCCAGGCCCGGGCCACGCGGGCCGGTGCCCGGGGCAGAGACCGTGCTGGGGCCGGATGGCGCCCCTCCGGCGCTGGAGATGGCATTCCCCAGCAGCTTGAACAGTTGGGAGGTGAGCAGCTGGGCTTCCAGGTTGGCCCAGATGTCCAGCACCCGCTGTGCGAAGGACTGGAACAGATCCCCCATGCTCTTCGTACCGCTGGCCCAGCTGCCCAGCATGCTGGCGAGGCTGTCCTGGATGTTCTTGAAGGCGTGCACCGTGAGTTCTTCTGTGGCCTTGTTGGCCTTGTCCTCTGCCTGCTTCCGGGCCTCCAGCTTCTGCTGGTAGTCCCGCTCGGCCTGGATGGTCAGGGCCAGGGCATGCATCTCATCCAGCTGGGCCTGCGTGGCGCCCCGGAGCGTGGCTTCATAGATCTGGATCTGCTCATCCGTCATGTTGAAGGTGGCCGCCTGCTCCCGCATCGCGTCAATCTGGTCCTGGATGGCCTGGGTGTTGCGCTGGTTGTCCTCCGTGGACTTGTTGTGGTCCTTGTCTCGCTGCACCCGGTCGAAGGCTGCAGCTGCAGCCTGCAGATCGGCAGCCGTGGCCCCTTCATCTGCCAGCTTTTTCAGCAGCGCCGCCTTCGCCCCCTTCTCCAAGGCGAAGGCCTCCTGTGTCAGGGCAGCGATTTCCTGCTGAATGGCTTTCGTGTGATCCACCGTCGTGGAGTCACCGGCTGATCCACCCTTGGCAGCAGCAGCCCGGCTCTGGGCATCATAGAGCTTGTTGTAGGCCGTGATCCGGGCCTGGGTGTTCGTGACGATGGCCTGCTGCCGGGCAATGGCCTGGCTGCCGCTGAGCACATCCCCACTCTCATCATCCACGAACCCGGTGGCGCCCTGCTTCATCTGCTGCTTGATGTCTTCGATCCGGGACTGGGCCTTGTCCAGGGTGATCTGCAGATCCTGCAGCGGGTCCGTCGTCAGTTCCCTGTTCCGGAAGAACTGCTTGAAGAACTCTGAGAGCTGGCCGAGCACGGTGGAGGACTGCTGGGTGCGCCCCAGGCTCTCCAGGAAGTCATCGTAGGCCTTCTTCGCGCCCTTGATGCCCCCGATGAGGCCTTCCGTGGCAGCTTCCCCGGCCCCGCCGAACTTCTTCGTCAGGGCATCAATGATGTAGGCCTGGGCTCCGGCCAGATCATTGGTCTGCAGGAAGCCCCGGATGATGTCCTTCTGGGCTGCAGAGAACTGGACGCCGACCCGCTGCAGGTTGGTCATCCCCCGCTCCGGGTCATTCAGCGCCTTCCCGATCATCACGACAGCAGAGTGGAGATCAGAGCCCATCACGGTGGAGAGATCCGTGGCCAGCTTCAGGCCCTTCGTGAAGACATCCCCGGAGACATTCCCGAAGGTGGCCAGGACAGCAGCGGCATCCGTGATCTCCCGGCGATTGAACAGGGAGCTGTTTGCCAGCGTCTCGGAATAGAGTTCAATCTTTCGGGCCGTGAAGCCCACGCTGTCCCCGGAGGCCCGGAGGACGGCGTTCAGCTTGTTCTGCGCCTGCTCAGCCTGCTCCGTGACATCCAGGAACTCCCGGAAGCTGGAGCTGCCCACCTGGATGCCCAGGAAGGCCGTCAGCGCCGTGCGAGCCAGGTCCGCCGCCGACTGCACACGACGGCCGATCTGCTCCATCGTATCGGCGGCCGCCCGCATGTCCTGATGGAACTGGGCCGTCTCTGCCGTCAGCTTGACGATCAGGGAGGCTGCTGTAGCCATCACTTACCTCCACGGTGCTTCTGGGCCTTCCGGGCTCCCAGCTTCTTCACGGCTTCCTGCTGCAGATCCTGCTTCCGGAGTTCTGCGGCCCGGTCTTCCGCCTCCAGCTCAAAGAAGATGGCCCACTCCGTCAGCTCCCGGGCTGTCAGGCTCCCGAGGAGCTGATCGACGCTGGGGACGCCGAGCTGTTGGGCGAGTCGGAAGGCAAAGCGCCGTCCGGCCCGCCCCCGGAGTTTCCCCGGAGGTCCGCCTCGGCCTTCCCCCCAATCCCGTTCAGCTGCCGGGCCACCTCATAGAGCCGGTCTATCGCGACGGAGGACTTGTTGCCCAGCTCCTGGGCGTCCTCATCACTGAACAGCCGTCGGCCGTCATGGTCCACGATGCACCGGACCAGAAACCTGGCCTTCTGGTTCTCCTGGATGAAGCGCACGGTCTTCCCATCAGAGACATCCATGGAGCTGGCCGTGTAGCTGTCATGCTCCGCCCCGGTCAGGGCGCGCACGGTGACGGCCAGGCCGCCCCACTCCGGCACGATGATGGTTTCCCGAGGCAAGTCCTCGGCCTTCAGGATGGCGTCCCGCGTGGCGATGGCACTCATCAGCAGACCTCGACGGTGAAAGGAGAAGCCAGAGAGAGCGGCAGCGTTGCTTCGCTGCGCCAGCACGCCGTCATCGTGCCTGGGCCGTTACCGGCCCCGCTCCCCACCGGCGGCGCTGCAGCTGGGCTCAGCTGCTGGCGACGGTGATCGCCGAGCTGCCCAGCAGGATGGCCGGAGCCATGACGGCATCCCCGACCTTGCCTCCGAGAAACGGATACTTCTGCACCAGGGCACTCCCGGAGATCCGGGGGTTCGTGGCGCTCACGCCCGTGCCCTTCACCGGAATCAGCTCCCAGGTGGTCACGGCTCCCAGCAGCCCGTACATCGTCGCATGGGTCTTCGCAGCCGCATAGTCCTGGTAAAACTCGATGTTGAGGGTGTAGTCCTTCAGCCCGCCCAGGCGCTGGATGACGCCGCCCCCGCCAAAGGCCGTCACGTCCAGGGCCACTGCCGTGGCCTCCAGCGTGACCTGCCGCACATGATCCGAAAGGTCCACGCTGTTGACCTTTACGGAACAGTCAGTGAAGACGAGGTCGGCCATGATCTCCGCTCCTTACTGGATGCCCACGTTGACGAAAAAGGCGACGGAGGTGCCCGTGAAGGTCCAGGACGCCCGCCACCAGGTTTCCCCGGCAATCGGCCCAGCAACCGGTGCAGCATACTGCCCCCCCACGGCGCTGGCAGCCGCGAAGGTGATCTGCGTGGCAGGGGACGGGAACCCGCTGCCGTTGTCACTCTGGATGGAGACGGTGAGAGAGCCCGAGCCGGTGTAGGCCAGCACATGGAGGGCCGCGTAGAGCTTCTGGCCGGATCCCACTGCTCCCAGGTTGAACCCGGTGCCGTTCCCTCCGGCCACCACGCCGGTCTTGTTGGCCAGGATGGTGCCGACGAAGTAGCCTCCGGCACCCTCCAGCAGGCCGGTGAACTTCAGCAGATCCCCGACCTTCCCGGCCATGCCCCACTTGCTCTGCAGGGGCGGGAAGCTGAAGGCCAGCTCCCCCTCCGCGCCGGTCTGCGGCCCGATGGTGGCGACGGCAGCCCCGCCCCCCAGGTTGCCCCAGGCATCCCCGCCCGGCACCGTGGGCCCGCTGGGGTCTATGAAGCCCTCAGCCTGGAAGGACACATCCCGCAGCCCTCCGGCCCGCTGCATCCAGCCCCCGCTCCCGAACGTGGTGGCGTCCAGGGCCACAGCTGAGCCGTCCATCGCGACGGCATTCAGGTCCCCGGAGTAGTCATAGCCATCCACCAGGATCTTGGCGTTCGTGATGACCTCGAAGCCCATCAGACGCCTCCCTTATCCCAGACTGCCTCTATGGTGCTCACCAGGGCTGCACTCACCTGATCCGGAGCCGTGGCCCGGTTGGCCGCCCAGGCCGGACGCACGAAGGGATGGGCCGGAACGTGCCCCACCTCTTTACCCTCATGGACTGCCCGGTGCCCGAACTCCACCCACGGGGCCACGGGATCATCGAAGATCCCCACGCCGATGATGGCATGGGTGCTGTCTGAGGCCAGGGTACGCATGTCTGCATGGGAGGCCAGCTCCCCGGACTGCCGGGGGATCCGGGGCTCAATGGTCTCCAGGAGCGGGGTGCCTGCGCTGACCAGGGCTTCCACCAGGACCAGGCCCTGGATCTCCTGGTCCAGCTGGTTGAAGCGCCCGATCACTTCACGCAGGCCTTCGACCTCAATCCCAACCCGTCGCCCAATGCGTGCCACGCTCTCAGGTCTCCGTGTGGTGGATCCGGATGTCCACGACAATATGCCAGATCCGGACCTCCGGCTGATAGAGGTCCACTTCATTCTCGATGAAGGTGGTGATCACCGTGTCCCCGTCCCCCCAGCGCTGCAGGCAGGCCCGCACCTGCTCCTTGACCGCCTTGGCGGCTGCGAACCCGCTGTCATTCCAGATGGAGATCTGGAAGTTCGTGGTCACGTTCCCCGTGTCCGTCCCCATCGCGGAGTCCCGGACCGAGGAGATCAGCTGGTAGGTGACGGCAGGGTAGACCGGAGCCTGGGGCAGCACCATGGCGTAGATCCGGTCTGCCACCAGGTCCGTGAGACCGGAGAACCCGGCCAGCCGGGCCGCCAGGACTTCATCAATCATTGGGGCACCTCCCCGACGATTTCCTTGGCCAGGATCTCCAGCACGCGGTGCCGTTCCTCAACATCCCGGACGAACTGGACGAGAAAGACGCGGCCATCCTCCAGCCGGATCCGGGTCTCCACGCTGCTGATGTTTGGCAGATACCGGATGGTGATCTGGTGGAAGGCTTCCCCGGCGAACTGCTGGGCCACATAGCGCAGCTCGCCCCGGGGCGTGTCCACGCTGGCAGGCACCAGGGCCGCCACCGGGGTCCAGGTCCGGACCTCAGACCGGAAGCTGTCCAGGGACCGGGTGGCCTGCTCGATGGTGACCCGCTGCCGCAGGGTGCCTGCCGCGACGGCTTTCATGAGAGCCAGAAGACCCGATACCGGGAGATGAGATTCTTGAACACGAACGGGATCTCATTCTGCAGGGAGTCCACGGACAGCTCCCGGTGCTCATACATGGTTCCGGCCAGCACCTTGATGGCCTGCCGCAGCGGCTCCGGCACGTCCTTGGGGTTGTTCCCGAACCCGGCAGTGAACTGGACGTGGACGGCATTCGGCACGGCGCGGGCCACCGGCCACACGCAGCCGTAGGCCGGAAGCACCCGGCCCGGGATGCCCACCAGGTCCAGCTGGTACTGCGAGGCATCCAGGAGCTGGGTGCTGCCATCATCCGCGATGTATTCCAGTTTCACGATGCTCTGCAGGGGCGGGCGCGGCAGGCTCAGGTCCCCGGAGGGGAACACATAGGAGTAGCGGGGCACCATGGCGACGTAGGGTGACCCATAGGTGTAGCGGAGGGGGTACAGCCCCCCATAGGGAAAGAAGTCCAGCCAGTAGTCCAGGGTCTGGGTGATGAGGGCCACCCCGGTGATGTCCTCGACGTACATCCGGGCGGCCAGGAGGATCCCGGCCAGCAGCTCATCATCCGCATCCGTGTAGACGCGGCTCCAGTCCTTCTGTTCTTCCACCCCCACGACTTCCAGCGCCGGGGGGATGCTGACCTTGAGCGTGCCGTCCACCCTGCTACCTCCGGCGTCGGCGCTGCGGGGACTTCACGGCCTGCTCCGGCACCAGCCGGGTAGCCGTGGCCGTCAGGGGCTCAGACAGGATCTCCCCGGCGCCACGTTCACAGACCCGGGCCGCCAGCTCGGGCTCCAGCTCCGTGATGTCGCCGGGGAGATAGGTGGTGCCGTCCGGTGCTGGGAACGGAGTCCAGAACCGGACGCGCATCAGGTCTTCAGCCGCTTACTGGTGAGGACGATGAGCCCCGCGAGGAAGGAGGTGTCATTGGCCGAGGCCGCCCGGGCCAAGAGGCGCAGATAGCGCTTGGCTCCGGTGTAGGACTTGCCGACGTAGGAGGCGTTGTCCACGGTGTCCGTGAGCACGGAGTCTATGTTGTTCCAGCTCACGTCCGCGGCCGCCGAGTCCTGCAGCACGACGTAGACCTTGGAGCCGGAGGCGTCCACGGAGTGCCCGATGGCGACGAAGTACCAGGCCCCGAAGTAGCCGGAACGGTCCACCGTGGTGCCGGTGTGTGCGGCATTGATGTGGATGACCGGGGCGATGCTGGGCTTCACGGCGTTGCCGGAGGCCGGGTCCGGGTTCTGTGCCCAGAGCGGCTGCACGGCCGCGGTGAGGACCAGGAGGGCCAGGAGCAGAGGCTTGAAGATCCGCATGGACGGGTTCTCCTTCGTATGAGTCAGCACGTCAGGGGCACCAGAGACTGGGTGAGAAGGGGCGGGCTGGCTGCGCCCGGCCCCTCCCAGTGGGTCACTCAGTTGAACAGCAGCCGGACGAAGGCCTCACCGAGGACCGGCGCGGCATCCGTCTCCGCGCGGACGATGAAGCCCACCTGCCCGGTCTCGGCATACAGCTCATCGAGGCGCTGGATCCGCACGTCCAGGGCATCCACGATGTGGTAGTAGTTGAAGTCCCCGATCAGGCCCGCGTAGACGCCGGCGCCCGGAGTGGTGTTGCTCGGGGCGAACTCGTCCTCGACGTAGGGCTGCCCGAGGATGGTGGAGGGCTGCCCCAGCGCCAGCCCGGGCTGCCACAGGTAGGCGATCGGGGAGCTGGTCTTCAGCTGCCGGATCTTGCCCAGGAAGGTCGGGTGCAGGTGCCACCGTGCCCGTGCCCGGTACACCGGACGGAGCGTGAAGAAGGCCGCGATCACCTTGTCCGGATCCAGCGCCGAGCTGGTCACGGTGCTCACGTCCTGGGTGGAGGGGATGCCGTTGGCATCCGCCGTGTAGAGGCCGAGGGGCTTGTTGTTGCCGTCCCCGGTGTTGAAGGCCTTGGACTGGGCCAGGGCCACGATGTAGGCGAGCCGGTCACGGACGATGGACTCCGCGCCGAGGGGCGAGGCCCGCAGCAGCTTCTCACTCACCTTGATGCGCTTCGCCAGCGGGTTGGGCCGCATCTCCCGCTTGCCGAAGGCCAGCGTGCTGTCCTCGTTCCCCGTGCCCAGCTCCACCGTCCAGTCCGCATCGGCAGGCATGGTCTGGATGGTCGGGATGCCGAGGGACTGGGCCTGGGCCACCGTGTATTTCGTGGACAGGCCCCGGATCACCATCTCTTCGTCCAGGCGCTTGATCAGCGTCATGACGAAGTCCTCCAGGGGCACCGTGTAGCCACCCTGGCTGTTGGTGCCCATGCTCATGGCACGCCGTTCCTCCGGCGTGAGGCTGGCGAACCCGGCCTGCAGCCAGCGCCGGAACGCGTCCCGGTACTCCGGCGTGGCGAGGTCCGCCTTCAGGTGATCCACGCGCCCCAGCGCCACGTCAGCCAGGATGCTGGAGGCCTGGTCCAGGCGGGGCGTGCCGTTCCACCGGCCCCGGAACTCCTTGATCCGGGTGTCCCGCACCTCCAGGGCCTTCTTCTTGCCTTCCTCCGTGCTGGGATCCAGGCGGTCCACCGGCGTCCGGGCGGGCTCAGCCAGCGCCAGCTCCCGGCGCTCCTGGTCCTCCGTCATCCGGATCTCCCGCTCCGTGGCGGAGATGTCCTTCTCGATCTTGTCCAGCGCCGCGTTCTGCTCTGCGCTGCGCTTCTCCGGAGCGATGTCCAGCAGCTCCCGCATCGCATGGGTCTGCTCGCCGAGCTTCTGCCGGAGTTCCTTGCTTTTCATGGTGAGGCCTCCTCAAAGGTCCCAGAACGCGAAGCACCCGGGAAACGACGGGAAGGAGCTGCTGAGGCGAGGGCTCAGCACGTCCTTCCAGTGATCTCCCGGGTGCCAGTGTGCGCGGCGTGCCTCAGTGGGCAGGTGCGCTTCCATCACGGGCGGCGCGGTCACTTCATCATGGGCAGCACGGTAGGGGCAGCACCGGCCTTCTGTCAAGCGAATGGCCCCCAGCCGAAGGGGCACTGGGGGCCTCAAACGAAGTCGAAAAACCGGACATGGGGCCAGAAAACTGGCCCAGGCACTGGACTTATGCGACGGGTGCCCCGCCGACGATGCGCTCAGCCCGGCGCAGCAGCCGGAGCCGGTCTTCATCGCTCCGACCGGCCAGGGGCAGCATCCGGCTGATCTTCTCCAGCTGCTGCCGGACCTCCTGGGCCAGGTCCATCTTGATGGTGCCGCCCTCAGCCTGCACGATGGCCGCCACCAGGAGGCTGAGATCCACCCCAGCCTGCACGGAGGCGACATCCAGAAGGCTGCGCTTCTCTGCCGTGGCCTCCGGATAGGCCGGGAATGTCACCGGGCTCACGTCACTCAGCCGGGCCTCCACCAGGGAGCGCAGCGGCAGGCCGTCGGAGGCCGTGCCTTCCCAGTTGTCCCGCACCTTCTCGAAGCCGAAGCTGGTGCCGCTCACGTCACCCCGCTCCACGCGGCGTGCGAAGTGGGTGTGCATGGGATCTTCCCCGTCCAGCTGCACCTTCCCCTCCAGCGCGTCATCGTTGCTCCGGAGCTGGAGGGTTTTGTTGGCCGTGCGGCCCAGCACCCACTCCGGCTGGTGGTTCCAGAGGCTCACGATGTCCTGCTCCTTCATCGTCTTGGCGAAGGCCCCGGGCCGGACCACTTCCCGGAACCCGCCCATGGACTCCGACTCCGAGTTGTAGGGCACGCTCATGTGGATCTGCGGCCCCTGGTCCGTGCGCCGAAGCTCGATGTGGGCCGGGATCACCCGCAGCTCATGACGGGGGAGGCTGGCCCGCAGTTCTTCCAGGCTCCGGTCCAGCGAGCGCGCATATTCCTTCTCGAAGTTCTCCGTGTTGATCCCGAAGGACTTCGCTTTGTTGGCGATCTTCTTCGCGACGGCCTTCTTCTCACTGGCCGGGATGCCCTCCGTCTGGTTGAACCGGGACATCGCATCCTGGGCATGAGCCTCATCATGGATGGGCAGGTGCCAGGTGCTGGTGTCCTCCGGGTCCCCGACATAGGCGAAGGCACTGGCGGGCAGCTCCTTCCCGCCGACGGACTTCGTCTTACTCTTGGCCACTTTGCGGCGCTCCTTCCGGCTTGGGCACATCCGGCCCCGTGATGGGGACCAGGGTGGAGAGGATGCGATGCACGTCGCCACCCTCGATGGGATTGAGATCTTCCAGCTCCAGCACATCGTTCTGCGAAAAGACGCCGTTCTGGATCATGCCCTGGTAGAAGGCCAGCCGGGCCGCCGAGTCCCCGCGCAGCAGGCTGTTCATCCGGAACTTGAAGTAAGTGGAGCTGGCATCCTTGAAGCCCAGCAGCATCTTGCGCAGCCGCTGCTCCCAGCGCACTGCCCACGGCATCATGGTATAGGTCACGAACTCGATGCCCTGCTGCTCAATGTTGCTGAACGTGCCCCGGGTCAGATCATACAGCAGATGGGGCGGGATCCGGAGGATCCGGGACGCCTCCACGACCTGGAACTGCCGCGTCCCCAGGAACTGGGCCTTTTCCGGATCCACGCTGGTCTGGTGCCAGGTCATCCCTTCTTCCAGGATCATGACCCGGTGTGCCCGGGAGATCCCGGCCACCTGGTTCTCCTTCTGCTTGCGCAGCCGCTCCTGGGCTTCTTCCGTCAGCTGGGCCGGATGCGTGATCACCCCTCCGGCATTCGCGCCCTGGCCGAAGAACAGGGCCCCGAACAGCTCCGTCGCGAGCCCCAGGCCGATGGTTTCCCGGAACGTCTGCGTCATCCGGTCCCCCATCAGGCCGTACCGGGTGAAGCCCCGGATGTGCAGCACCTCATCGGCAGGCAGCAGGACGGAGGTGGCCGCCATGCCGTAGGGCTCACGCGGCAGCCCGATGCGATAGATGAGGTTCATGGCCCCATCCCGGAAGACCGTGACCCGATCCGGGCTGAGGGGCCACAATTCGATGGGGATCCCGCCCTTATTCCGGATGATCTGCGCGTACCCATTGCCCCACCAGAGGGCGTGGGACTGGAGCATCTCCTTGAACTCGAAGGCCGTCTGCTCCGGATTGGGGTCATCCAGCACCCGGGCTGCCGGATGGTTGTCCAGGATGTCCCGGCCCCGGTCCCGACGACGGCAGACATCCACGGGCAGCATCCCGATGGTCTCCGCGATCAGCCGGATCCCGCAGCTGAGGGCAGGCCAGGAGATCGCGGTGCGCTCCGAGACATCCACTCCGGCCGCTGCCGGACGGACCCCGAACAGTTCCGCGAGGGCCGGATCCCGGGGATGCAGCGGGCCGATCAGCTGGTCACGGCGCTCCTGGAAGAAGCGGGTCAGCATGGCTCATCCCCTCCGGGACTGGACGCGGGACTTCGCATCAATGATGCCAAAGGCCACCACCCCGAGGCCGATGGTGATGACCCCGGCAGGCAGGTAGATCAGCATCACGCCGCCCGCGACGAGGAGCCAGCCCGTGGCCACGATGAGGTCTGCCGGATCCAGCTTCACAGCTCTACCTCCACCATGCCACGGCTCTCATAGATGGAAGGCTTCGGCCCCGTCATCACCAGCTTCATCAGCATGAACAGGGACACCGGGCCGTCAATCTTGTTGTCCGGGCGTTCCTTGCGGGGGAAGATGTTGTCCTTCGCATCCGGCTTGACGGTCACGTTCCCGATCATCCAGGTCATGCACCGGTTGCCGGGGTGGTGCAGCCGCCCGTCCTTCACGGCGGCCTCCACGGCCTTCATCGGCTCTGAGAAGTGCTGCACCTGCTGGGGGATCTCCACGCAGGGGATGCTCAGCTTCTTCAGGCCGTCCCGCAGCCCGATGGAGTTCCAGGGGTCGAACCCGGCTGCCTGGATCCCGAACTTCTTCCGGTCTGCGGCGACATCCTCCAGGATCCGGTCCAGGTCGCAGTCATTCCCCTCCGTCTGGATCAGATCGCCGGTGTGCACCCAGCTCTGATAATGCTGCTTGGCCGGATCCTGGACGGCAGCCTCCGGGCAGTAGTAGCGCCCGAAGTAGTAGAAGTGCATCTGGTCCTTGACCAGCTTGGGGAACAGGTAGCCTGCGCTCACCAGGTCCAGCCGGTTGGCCAGGTCCAGGGCCAGGTAGCAGCGCTGGCCCTGGAAGTCCTCCAGCCGGAGCTTCGTGTCTGCCTGCCGCTGCCACCAGTGGAGATTCATCCAGGGGCTGCGGGCCGTGACCCAGAGGTTCAGGTGCTTCGTCTTGAACGTGTTCTGGTGCCGGGGCTCCCGGATGGCTGTCTGCTGCTGCTCCCGCAGGAACTCCCCGTCCACGGACACGTCAAAGTTGGGGTTGGCCTTCCGCAGGGCTGCCTCACTGGTCCAGTCATCCTCGTCGTCAATCGTGTAGATCGTGGCGAACAGGGTGTCGTCCGGCAGTGAGCCCTCCAGCATCTTCTGCGCCCGCTCATGGAGGCTGTAGCACGGGCCACTGATGTCAGACCCTGCCGTGGTGATCACCAGGGCCAGGGGCTGACGGCGGGCTCCCATGCCCGTGATCATCGTATCGAACTGTGTGCTGTCCGGATGCTCATGGTACTCATCCGTGATGGAGCAGCTGGGGCTGGCCCCGTCGCCGGGCTTCCCGATGATGGGCTCGAACCGGCAGCCGCTGTCCACCAGGGCGATGCTCTTGGCATGCACCGTGATCCCGTAGTGCTCCAGGAAGTCCGGCGTGCGTTCAGCCATCTGCTTGGCAGGCCGGAAGACCTCCCAGGCCTGCTTCTCTGAGGTGGCCCCGGAGTAGACCTCCGCGCCGAACTCCTGGTCGGCAGCCAGCATGTATAGCCCGGTGATCGCGGCATCCACACTCTTGCCGTTCTTGCGAGGCCGCTCAATGTAGGCGATCCGGAACCGGCGCAGACCGGTCTTCTTCTGCACCCAGCCGAACAGCACAGCCCGCTCGAAGCACTGGAACGGCTGCAGCTGGATCCGGTTCAGCTGGCCCGGCACAGGGATGGCCCAGTGGCCCTTCACATGCGGCAGCAGCTCCGCGAAGGCACAGGCCCGCTCAGCCTTGTCCGCATCGAACCGGAAGGGGTAGTCCTTCTTCAGGGACTTCTTCAGGTCATCCAGGTGACGCTGGCAGGCCAGCCGGACCCACTTGCAGGCCAGGATCTTCTCCGCGACGACGGCCTTCGCATACCGGGTGGCCGTCTCCACATGGGGATGGGTCATTCCGGCTGCAGCTCCCCGTTCGTGAGGTTCCCGTGCCACCAGCCCTTGATGTCTATCGAAGGCTGCACCGTGATGAGCGGGGCTTCCCCACTGACCTTCCAGCCGCCGTGGTAGCCCTGCTCCTTGTTGTAACACTTGCTGTCAATGCAGTGCCAGCAGGCCGTCAGCCGGTCACCGTGCCGGGCAGGCACCACGACGATGAGGGGTGCCCTCCGTGGCTCTGGGAGAGCCCAATACTGATCCGTGAGTTCTTCCCGGATCCCACCCTGCTGGAGTTTCCAGGGAGCGAAGAACATGTCGCCCGGGACTGGGGCCTTCCCTGTGGCCACATCCAGAAACTCTGACGTGATGCCGTCCTGGGGAGGGTCATAGGAGCGCAGCTCCACCACGATCATGCGGCACTTCATCTGCCGGTCCTCTTGTGCTCATGGGCACGGTCGAGGATCTGCTGCAGCCTGTCCTTCAGCTGCTGGCGCTCCCATGGCGGCACGGCATCCAGAGCCTCATGCATGATCTCCAGGATCTCCGGGAGATCCAGAATCGTGACCGTCGCGTTCAGGGAGGCCATCAGCCCAGTGCCGCGAAGCCATTCTTCGGCTTCCCCTTCTGCTTGCTGCCACCCGGCACCTTCACCCGAGACCGGTCAGAGGGCGTCATCCCCAGCTGCCGGAGGTTCATGGCCAGCAGCCGGGAGTGGCCCGGCGTGGCATCCCCGTTGCGCTCCTTCATGATCAGGCGGCAGGTCTGCTCCACGATCAGCCGGTCCGCTGAGGTGAGCCAGTTGGCAGCTTCCCGGATCTCCTTCCACCGGGCCTTCAGCGCCTCATCGAAGAACTCCGGAGCTGGTCCGAGGCCACCTTCTGGCTCCGGCTCGTCCTCCCGGTCCTTCAGCCGCTCCGGGTGCTTCTTGTAGGAGCCCCGGAGCTTCAGGACGGCTGTGGGTGTGCGTGGGCGTCCCATCAGGGTCTCACAAAAGTGCCCCTGCGCGACGGAACTGCGTAGGGGAGATATGAAAAAACGCTCGGAGCCCGGTCTGCAGCGGCGTGCCGGTAGAGATTTACCCCCCATAGGGTGGGCGAAGCATGCTTGACCCGGGTGCCCATGGTAGTCATGCGATCAGGCACCCCGCTGGAATGCCGGGTGATGTCTCCAGCCCCTGGGTGCTGGCTCGCCGTTCCGCTCTCCGAGTGTGCGCAATCTCGTCCCGAACGTGGGGTCAGCCTGCTCAGCTGTGATCTTATAGCCGTGGCAGTCACTGCACAGGCCCTGCTGGTTCATCATGTCCGTCTTCGAGCCGCCATCCTGGATCCGGATGATGTGGTCATCCACGACCGAGGCCGCATGGTCGCAGCCTCGGCAGATCGGGTCACGGTTCAGCACGAGCCGTCTGCGCCGGGTGTGGGCACGGTCATAGCCGCGTGAGTGGGCCGTGCCCCGGTACTGCTCACGGCTGCGCTGGTGATCCCGGCAGTAGCCAGAACCCACCAGGTTGCTGCAGCCCGGTGCCGGACAGGGATGCAGCGGCCGTGTGGGCATCAGGACTCCGGATCCTGAGCTGTCAGACGGCGCACGATGGTCTTCAGTTCTCCGGCTGCTTGGCAGGTGACGACCAGCCGATACCGCTTCCCGGCGATCAGCTGCAGCGCCGAGGACAGGATGCCCTGGTAGACGCCCTGAAGGCTGGCGAAGTCCCCGCCGGGGGTGGCGACGTATTCCAGCGGCTCCGGGAACGTCTGCCCAGCGATGTTGGCGCCTGCCAGATCCGTGAGCTGCATGCTGACCACAGCCGTGGTGATGGGAGCGCCGGTAGCCGCGTTGGCCACGGTCACCGTGATCAGGTTGTCCGTATCCACAGCCAGCGTGCGGCTGGGCGTGCCGAGACCGATCACAGGGGCCTCACGTCAATGGAGGTGTCCAGCGCCGTCACGATCAGCACTTCCGTGGTCAGCGCGGTGGGAGGCGGCTTCATGCGCAGCTGGGCCGTCAGGACGGCATCCGTCAGCACCACCGTGCCTGCTGCCGGGATCAGGTTCTGCTGCAGCATCAGGCTGAGGACGCGGCTAATGGTGCTGATGCGCCCCTGGATCTGAATGCCCTGCAGCAGAGTGACGGAACCCTTCAACCGTGCAGACGGCAGACAGCTGTGCCCGGTGATGGTCGTCGTGGAAACGATGGTGCCGATCCCGAGCACTCTCGCCGTCGTCGCCCGGACAGTCCCCTTCAGTGCGGTTGCGGTCCCCAGCGTGCCGTAGAGCCTGGAGCTGGGCAGGCTGATCTCAGCCGCGTAGAAGACCGTCCGCAGCAGTCCGGGCCGCAGCACACTGACCGTCCGGATGCTGCCCTTCAGCGCCACTCCGGCAGGGGCATGGAGCACCCCCGAGAGCACGGCCATGCTTCTGACCGGCGTGACCTTGGCCACCAGCTGGATGCCCGTGGACCGAAGGCGGGCCGAGGTGGCAGCCATCGTCCCGGCGCACGGTGCCGGAGTGATGTGGAAGGAGAGCGGTGCCGTCAGGACCGGTGCCGTTACCCGGACAGTAGCGCTGACGCCCTGCAGGGTGCTGGGCGCGGCCTGCAGCCGTGCAGACGGCATGCTGACTGTGCCGGTGATCAGCAGCCCGGTGGTAACGATGCCGTTGAGGGCAGCCCCGTTGAGTGGGAACCCGTTCAGCATGGCTAGGCAGGCACCAGGAGCACGGTCACGAAGGTCTCATGCTCCACGCTGGGGGCGAGGTAGCCGGTGCCATCTATCGGTGCTGCATTCAGCGATGAGTCGTTCATCAGCTCAGGACAGCGTCTCCATATAGACCCGGTGCAGCCGGAAGGCCACGGCGGTGGCATCTGAAGATCCCGTGCCCACGCCCACGATGTAGCGCATGAACTGGTTGCTGCGCGGCAGGTGGCTGGTGATCGCCTGATTCGTGCAGACGCGCGTCTTCGTGTTTCCAATCCACTGATCCACCGTCACATAGATCGTGGAATCATTCGGCGCGCAGAAGATCTCGACCTCCAGCATCTGGTTCGGGTTGTTCGTGATGTCCTTCTTGATGCCCAGATCCGTCTTCGCCGCTGTGGTGCCGTCCTTGGAGATGATCTGGAAGTTCGCATCAGCCACGTCCGCGCCTACCCCGATCATGTCTGCTGCCGTGCCGGACGGGTCTGCTGCGTTGGGATCCGTGGAGAGGGTGGTGAGCCCGATGAAGGCGCGCTGGGCTGAGGTCAGCGCAGTGATGGTCACCCGGGCTTTGAAGTAGAAGCCGCCGAGGCCGGAGGCATTCCCCACCCAGAACCGGAAGCCGCCGGAGGTCTGCCCCCGCCAGCTGTTGCCGGTGTTGGTCGTCCCGGCACTGGTCAGGACGACCGCAGGCTGCGAGGAGACGTAATCCGTCGAGGTTGGGGTGTACCCGGACTTCGTGCCGGTGGATGTTTCGATGTCACCCACGACGCTCACCCCGGTGCCGCCCGGCTGCGGGATCAGCATGGTGAACGACACATCCCCGAGCGCCCGCTGCAGGGCCGGGGCTTGCTGGCTCTCTGCACCCCGGATGAACAGCTCCCGCCGTGACCGCTTGGCTGCAAACAGCTGCAGATCCGTGGCAATCGGGCCAGCGGCAGGCTCCGTCACCAGGCCGGTCTCCAGCCCGATCAGGTCCAGCATTTCCTGCGTGACGATCCGGAGCTCGATGCGGTCCCCATTGTTCCAGGCCACTGCGGAGGTGCCCAGCTGGCCCCGCACGATGGTGCTGAAGGTGTCTGTGGAGCGAGCCGTGACCTTGATGATCTCCCAGGCCGTCTCCGGGTTGGCAGCATTCGCCAGGGTGGCGTAGAAGTAGTCACCTCCGGACGGATTGGGGAACTTGGCCCCGTCCCCAGACTGCACGGCCAGGGAGGTGGCCGAGTTCGTGATCGCCCCGTTCAGGGTGGACTTGGCGTTGTTGGCAAGTAGTTTCACGGCGCCCTCATCAAGTGAAAGTCACGCCCCAGTCCGGGGCCTGATCCCAGACAGAGACATCATCAATCGCGAAGTGGGTGTCCACCAGGTACGGGGCATTCGCATTCCCCAGCAGGTAGCCGCCCCGCCACCAGTTGTTCGCAGCCCCGATGGTAGTGTAGATGGTATAGCCCGGATGGCTCTGCACGATCAGGGTGGTGTCGAACCAGACCTGATACGTCCCATTGTCTGAGTAGCCCCCGGCTCCGTTCGGCGTGGCAGCCCGGTTGTGGCTGCGCAGCCGGTGCCAAGATCCGGCGATGGAGGACGGGTTGAAGATGTTGTAGTGGTCAGTGTTTGCATCCCCGTTGGACTGATCCACGCCCTGGGGGGCACTCCGCAGGGACCCGACATGGGCGACCACATAGGGCGCAGAAGTGGGTGTGCCCTGGTACTCCGTCCCGCTGTTCAGGTCACTGGTGACGCTGTAGGTCTCTGCCCAGCAGTAAAAGAGTTTGTTGTTGTTGGGCGTGTCGCTGACCTGGTAGACGTATTCCGGCGGGAACCAGAGCCACCATTCCATCCAGAACTCATGCAGCCCCTGGCCCAGCGGCTTCAGCTGATAGGGCTGGTCGAAGTCCTCATGCCCGGCGAGGTAGGTGACGCCCAGCGACTTCGTGCCGGAGTGGGACACGTCATTGCGAACGATGCCGGATCCGGCCCCAGTCCCGTTGTAGGAGGGCAGCCAGAGGAAGCCATTCGCGCCGCGGTTGTAGACGTTCGCCCCAACGATGGCGCTCTCAAAGTCTTCCGTGAAGTAGGGGGCTGCTCCTGGAGCCGGCGCAGTCATCTGCCCCTGCAGCCGCTGCAGGTCCGCGACCGTACCCCGGAGGATACGGCGCGGACGCGGCAGCCACAGCAGGGAAGACGACACCGTGCCGGTCAGACCTGCAGAACGAGCGCGCCGATGGCGAACTGGGGCGTGGCGTTCGTTGCCACTGCCACCGGGGTATAGGGCATGAACAGCGCGCCGCCCCTGGTGGTGATGTTCACCGGATTGGCATTCGCCGGTGTGGTGGACAGGGTGATGTGGTCCGAGTCCGGCACGGTGCCGACGTAGTAGGCGGTGTTCTCTGCCAGCGGCGCCGGGAGGGCCAGGCCGGGTGCCGCGAGCACGAAGACCCGGTGATCCGCCAACATGCCGTGGGCCGGGATCACGATCTGGTCTGCCGTGGTGTCCACCACCTCGCCCACCAGCGGGGGATCGCTGTCCAGGAAGCCGATGGCCTTGAGGTTGCCTCCCGTCGCAGCATCCCAGATCCCGAAGGCGATCTCGCTCTCAGACCCGCCCGTGTTCTGGGGGAAGGTGACGAGTCCGGAGTTGGAGATCTGCCGTCCCCCTGCCGGAGAGGTGTCTGCTGGCGCACCGAAGGCTGCTGAGGGCCGCGTGCCATAGCCCGTGTAGGCGGCTTCCGTCACGGTGCCGGAACGGAAGTTCGTGATCGCGCTGATCAGGCCGATGTAGCCGGTCCAGGGGGCGAAGTCCGTGCTCCGCAGCGTGTTGAGGATCTGGTCACGCATGTAGCTCGTCAGCATGGGGCAGTCTCCGTGCAGGGGATGCGGAAGTAGCAGCTGGATAGGCTGGGGGAGCAACGGGTCAGGCCGGGGATCAGTGCCGTCAGCTCGGCCTCACAGGGCAGGTGGTCTGGGATGGCAACCTAGGTCCCAGCACCGGCTGGCGTCAAGCAGCTGGGCTCAGGCGGCACACCGGCAAGTGGCGGGAGTGGGCTGATAACCTGGAGGAACGATGGGACGGGTGCAGCTGGGGCAGAGGCGGCACAGCACCATCCGGTACGGATCCGTGGCCGGGATCTGGGCATCAGGCCGGAGCTGCAGCCGGTTGCGGGTGAAGCCTGAGTAGTCCACCTGGTGCTGCCAGCGGCCCCACTTCCAGGTGATGGTGGTAATGTCCGGATGCTGGTCCCGCAGAGACTCGGCCATCTTCAGGCGTCCATCTCCCGCGTAGAGTTCATCCGTGTTGCCGCCCTTCAGCACCATCGTCGTGACCTTCTTCGCGAGGAAGGCCTGAAAGAGGATCGTGCACCAGCCGTCCTTGAGCGCACGCAGGGACAGATCTGTGTCTTCATTGTAGCGTCCCCGCCAGCGATAGGGCAGGTCATTCTGAATCAGGATGCAGGAGTAGATCCGGGTGTTGAGCCGGAACGGCTCATGCGCATCCCAGCGTGGGGCGAAGGACTCATACTGGAAACCGGCCAGCGCGACGTTGGTGTAGCGGTCCACATAGTCTTCGGCGGCCCGGAAGATGGTGCCGTCCCCAACCTGGATCTTGGAGTTCCGGTGCATGCGGTAGAAGCCCTGGATGTTGTCATCCAGGATCCAGTGCCGGGCTGCGCCGGAGTTGAGGGCATGCTCCCAGATCCAGTTGCGGGCCGGGATGGAGCCCTGCCCTAGGTTGCTGAACGGCAGCACCAGCACCTGGTCAGCCGGGATCACGGCAGAATAGGCCGCAGCCTCCTGGGGTTCCACCACGATGTGGAAGGGGACCTGCATGCGCTGGAGGTAGCGGGCCGTGATCCGGGTGTCCCAGCGGCCCTTGCTCACGATGTAGACGGGATAGGCCGGGTTCACACGAATTCCTGGAAGGACTTCGGGAAGCCTGCCTCTTGCATCTGCACAGCATCCAGGATGGCCGGTTCTATGTAGCCGCGCCGTCCGGCTTCCCGGGCTGCCACCTTCCTGGTCCAGAATCTCCCGGCATAGAGGTAGCCGCCATGGTCGAGCCGGCGGTAGGATCTCCAGCCGCCCCGCTCATTGATCGGCACCCGGTCCAGCTCTGAGCTGGGATCCAGCAGCTGCGCCGTCATTCCGGCTCTGCTTCTTCCAGCTGAGGCGGCTGCTCAGCCGGAGGGTTGAGGGACAGGGCCACCCACCGCTTGTCTGCATACAGGGCCCGCTCAGCTTCCGGATGCCAGAGGAACCGGGTGAAGGTGTTGACCCGTTGGCCCACAAGCTGGCTGAAGGCCTCCATGTCCTCCCGGCTCTTGAAGTGAACCAGGATGGAGTGGTAGGGCTGCAGATCCTTCTGCTCGAAGGGGGGCATCCCGCGCCAGTCCGGGCCGTCATCCCCGAACAGGGAGACCTGCCCGGCATCCGGAAGACCGGTGACCATCGGAGCTGCGCCGTTGCCTCCGGTGGCAGCATCCCCGTTCATGAGCGCGAACAGATCCTGGTCAGCCATTGGCCGTCACTTCCTCCAGCACCACCTCCACGCGCGGCCGCTCCGGATCTGCCAGCAGCCGGGATCCGTCCCAGCTCACGATCTGGATGTCATTCTCCACCACGCCCCGGGCTTCCAGGAGATCTGCCAGGCCCTGGTAGAAGCCCACGGCATCACCTACGCGGCGATCCCGGTAGAACAAGGCCCGGCAGTTCACCTGGATGGGCTTGCTGATGAGCCGGGGTGGGTCCTTCGGCTGCAGCTCTGCAGGCAGCCCCTTGATCTCCCGGGCCGGATGCCAGCACCAGGGGTCCTGCTTCTCCCCGATGCTGATCTGGGCTGACTTCTCCCACTGCCGGAACTCCGGGGACGGCAGCAGCACAGCACGCTTCATGGCACCCACGGTCGTGATGATGCCGTGGTTCTTCTTCGTGCGGGGCTTTCCCCAGACGGTGAGGGTCCAGCTCATGAGTCCAGCGTCCGCAGCAGCTTCTCCACTTCATCTTCCGCCATGACCTGCTCTGCTGTCTTCTCTGGCTGTGTGAGCACTGCTGCCCACTGCTTCAGTCCCACCCACAGCTGCATGAGGAAGTAGCCCAGATACCCGGCAGCGAACAGGGGGAACAGGAGGAACACCGCGATCCACAGGACGGCGAACTGCTGATCAGTCAGAAACTTCGGCGACCTTTCCTCCAGGTGTGCCACCATAGGCACGGAGCAGGCCCCTCCGATCACTGCCCAGAGCCCGAGCACGATGATGGTGGCACTTGGGGCTGCGTTCACTTCTCACTCCCGGATGCCAGCTTCAGCTCCGTCTGATCCTCCAGACCAGGCAGCACCTTCGTCTCCAGCTCCTCAGCTTCCTTCGTCAGCATATCAGCCCATTCCGTGCGGCCCAGGCCGGTGACGGTGCCGGAGGCTGCCCTGGCATTCCGGCAGTAGAGCTTCAGCCCACTCCGGATGGCCGCCCGTTCCCGGGTGCTCAGTTCTTCCTCATCCTTGCGCACCGTGGGTGCAGCCGCCAGGATCAGCTGCTCCACGAACTCCTTCTCCTTGACGGTGGCAGCGGCAGACTTCGTGAGCCCGGCCATGTGCTCACTCTTCGCGACTTCATCCAGCTTCCGGGACAGGATGGTGAGGGCACAGACGGCCTGCGTGACGGTTAGGTGTTTCACAGATCCTCCGGAGCGAGACGTGATTTAATACCCATTTAAATGCCATTTATGTATCTCGGAGCATTCCTCAGAAGGGCAGCTCCTGCTCCGGTTCCTCACCGGGCTCTCGCGGTGCTGGCACAGCCTGAGTGGCCTCGAACTGCTGGCGCACCTGCTCCGTCATCTCATCCTCCAGCTTCCCGCCTTTGGCCACCTTCAGCCGGATCATGCGGCCCACGGAGCTGCCCCGCCGCCGGTGCTTGCCCACGCTCATGCACATCACGCCTTCTTCCAGCAGATCCTTGGCCTCCCGCTGCCCGTTCACCACCTCTTTCATCATCGCTGCCGTGGCATCGGCCTTCCGTTGCCGGTGCAGCATGATGACCACGCTGGACTCCTGCTCCAGGGCTGAGGTCTGCTGCAGCGCAGACAGGGGCGGGGGCAGGAAGTCTGCCAGAGGGTTCCGGTCCTGGCCGCGGCTGATCTGTGCGGCAAGGATCACGCAGAGCTTGTGCTTCATCGCCACTTCCTTGAAGCCCTGCACGGCCTCCGTCAGCTCCTGGGTCTTCTGGGATCCGTCACGGGGGATCCAGCGATTGATGTGGTCCAGGATCACGATGCTGTACCGGGCCCCGATGGCGTACTCCTTCAGGGCCTTCCGGACGCCGGACGCATCCAAGCGCGGCAGGTCATGGAACAGCCCGACATCCGGCAGGTGCTCGCACTGATACTTCACGTCGCCGTCCACCATCTCCTGGGCACCCGGCGGCAGCAGGTGCCAGGCGTTCTCCAGCACATAGTCAGGCCGGAAGCCCAACCGGAGGGCTGCCCACTGCCTGCGCATCTGTGCAGCAGAGATCTCCGTGGTGAGGAACAGGGTGGGCAGCCTCCGCTCCACCAGGCCCTCAAACAGGTTGAGGAGAAAGGTGGTCTTGCCGTTCCCGGTGCGCGCGCCCACGGTCCAGAGGTCACTGGGGATCATGGGGCCGATGATGGGCATCGCGGAGGGGAACATCGTGAGGTGCGGGAGATCCCGGAAATCATCCCGGGACATCTGGAGGGCCTGCAGCATCTGAGTCTCAGCCAACGCCAGGGGCGTGGGGATCCGGACGACATCCGGGTTCGGCTCAGCCATGGTCTGGCCGCAGCACTTCCAGGGACATCCCTTCCTGCAGGACCATCACGCGGGCACCGTCTGGGAGCACCGGCTGCAGGTGAGCTGCCAGCTGGTGCTCTGCCTCCAGGGACAAGTAGCCTGGATACCGAACCACGATGATGTCACCAGACTTCACCCGCAACAGCAGGGGCTGCAGCTCCCCGAAGTCCGGATCAGACGCCTGCACCTTCTCCAGCACCTTGGCCTCTGCTGTTCCGGCGACCACTTCTTGGCCGGAGAGCTGCAGGGAGAGCCGGACCAGATCCCCCACATGGGACCGGAGCGTGAACCCGGAGACCAGGCGGCTGAGATCCACGCCGTCCACCTTGATGCTACCCTGCCCCAGGGCGCTGACCTCAAACTCCACCTTGATCGGGGTGTGCTCAGTGCTCATCGGCGTACCTGGGAGAGCCGGAGGAAGTAGGCATCCACCGATTCTTCTGGCCGCTGGTCCAGGGGATCCGCTGGCTTCCGGGCTGGGGCATCACCGTCCCAGATCCCGAACGTCTGGGCGAACCGCTCCACGCTGGCATACCGACCCGGGGTGACCTTCAGGTAGATCCGGAAACGCCGCAGCACTTCTTCCTCCCCATGCTCCAGGTGCAGAGGCCGCAGTGCCCTGCCGATCCGCCCGAAGGGAGGCACACCCTGATAGGCAGCCTTCCAGGCCTCCGCGTAGGCTGTGAGCCAGGTGCCAGCAGTGATGGCAACCGGCTGAGCCTGCGGCTTGATGGGAGAGACCTTCAGATGCTCCGGCAGGGCGGCATCACGCTCAATGAAGGCAGCCACAGCGTCCACGACCTCATCCATGGTCAGCGCTGTGACCAGCAGAGCTGGGACCCCACATCGAAGATAGTTCTCTCGCTGTCTACTGCCCATGGTGTCCTTGGATCCCTTAGCCTCGATGACCACAGCCAGCCGTCCATCAGGGCCGTACACAGCCAGATCCACGGAGAAATTGGCTGACCGTGAGTGAGGGGACATGGCTGCCAGCCGGACCTCTGACTTCACGGTTAACCAGCGAGTCCGGAGCCGGTAGAACGTCTCAACCTTCACCTCATCATCCCTCGGGTTCTGCTCACCGACGGGCATAACCTTTCCCCCTTGTAAGTCCCGAAACATTTCGAGATCTCACTGCGCCCCTTAGCCGCAGTGACGAGCCCCCCGAGTGGGGCCGATAGAT